TTCACTCATGATATCGAGCAGTTACGGAGAATTTGTGGAACTTGCAAACCTAACGTGCTTAAGAAGCACAACGACCATGATGACGATGAGGACCATAAAGGCAATGAATTTTCGAATCAAACTCCTCTCATCTCAATTGATATTTCTTTCGGCAGCTAAGCTCCGAAGGCCTCTAACAGCAATACTTAAAATACGACTGGAAATGCTAAAAAGCATACTGTCAATGCAATCAGAGAGAAAGCCTTCAAAAACCTCGACAAATACTAGTTTGAAACTACTGATCTTCAACAACTCGCTGATATCGCAGATTAGATCAGGAAGAACAAAAACTAGCTCGCTTAGTAAGTCACTGCAACAATGGAAATGTAAGTCAGAAAGAAAATGGCCAGAATTTTTGGTTTTGATGCGGTTGTATCTTTCTCTAGATTTGTCAAAGGGAAAGGTATTGATGGCGGTCAACTTGCTTCAAGAAGTGATACTTTCGCCAGCATATCAAAGCATCTGAGAGATGTTATGACCAGCTGCGGCATAAAACCAACAAAAACAGTAACTATAGGCTAACGACAATACCTTGCAAACTATTATCTTTCAAAGCCCTGCACTGTAGATTTGATCATCGACGTCCACAAAAGCTTGCGAATCAAGAAGATCCCTGACACCTATTATCAGTAATTAGTCAATAGCGTCAGAAAGTGGGTGACAGATAATCCAAATCCTATCAGCTGCAAAAACGGTAGAAAAGCTCCATTCTCAACTGCAGGCCTCGCTGTTAAAACAGGCTACAGCCTCATTAAAGGTTAAGATTTTGCTCAAGAGTACTAATTTGGAAAATCGGTACAAAATCTTATAATTTCTGTCTTTCAACGCCTCCTTGTCAGTCAAGTTTCAGTTGATAAGACGTATATCATTCTAATGTAACCTCATGTGAAAAATGCTTGTGAATATATACGAAAGAAATTCCTTTAAAAAGAAAACGATATCAGGATAGCCTTCAAAAAGCTTGACCCAATCCATAAATTTATGACGAAAAGTGGATGGTCAATTTCAAAAAAGTGTGCTTACCTCTAGTAATTCATCAAGCATGCTAATTTGAAAAGCCCGCCTATCAAAGCCTTCACCTGTTTCTCAAAGACAGGCTAGGTTTTCTGTTATGATAGCAACGCCGTTATTGATGATACGGGCAATATCATGGGGGTTGACTAACGACCTAGGTGCATCTGCAACACTTGCGACAAAGGCTTCGTACAAGCTTGGCAAAGTGGGTGTTTCTAAGTCCTTAAGTAGATCCTCCCTGGCTTTATTCAAGGCCTTTCAAAAAAGAAAATGCAGAATCTCATCAGCGGTCACGTTGATCAGATTGCTCCTTGCGCACACGGATGCGACATTGTATCAGTCTCAAAAGATGGCAGTGCATTCGATGGCAATCAAAAAGGTCCTGTAAGAGAGCTAATTGCAAAAAACTTCTTCTTGGCTTGCAAAGAAACTCTAATCAGATGGTGGTTTTAGGAGATGCAAAATTAGTATCCTGAACTCTTCAAACACTAGGTTGACAACTACATCTAGCGATTCTTCAAGAGTGTTACTGACTTCTAAAACTATCTTTTCGTCTAGATTCCTTAGGTCAATGGTCCTATCTGGAATTAGACTATGAGAAGTGCCTGCAGGCAATTCACCTAGCTCAAGTATGCCACTTAAGAAAATTGGATTTGCATACCTGTCTGGGGGACAACTACGAGTGGTGATCCAGCTGGAACCACTTTGGTCAATACTTTCCATAGCCTTGTTTTCGACTGGCTTTACTAAATTTAAATCGGGATTGAAGAGCCTTGGAATTAGTAAAGAGCCTGTTAACAGGGAATTTGGAACGCTGCAGCCGGTGATGATACATTCCACTAATGCAGAGCTTGCCTTGTAAGACCTCTCGTGCAGACAATTATCTTGAGAACCGCCAGTAAAAAGAGCGAAGATAAATCTGTTGGCCTTGGACAAGTTATTGATCACCAAAAAATTTCCGTCAACGAATGGTGGAATATTGACTTTTGCTCAAAAGTCTGCTTTAGTGACGGCACAGTTGCCGGTTTCAGAATGTACAGAGATATCAAAAAAGCCATCTCTACTAAGCAGTACTACATGAAAAAGAACGATGCTATTATCAACGATCCTTGCTTGCATCCACTTGCATTGTACCTTGGATACAAAGCCTAAAAGTCTTCTCATCTGGTATAAGATATCCTCTTGTTACGCGCTTTAAAATTAGGAGCAGTCTAACGAGGTTTTATTACTGATGATCAAAAAGTTAAAATTGACTTTAACATGGCAATGTACGTTGACGAGAAAATCGAACATGCTTTCATGGATGAGGACTAAGTCGGTTACGATTACTAGCGGCAGCTCAACGAAAGTGCAGGCATAAGCGACACCGACCTGTTTAGTCTCATCTTTTCCTAATCTATGAGAGTCAA